TTGCTTTTACTTTTCCTTTACAAACTTTTGATGCATACATATTAGCATATGCTGATGGATATACATCAAACTTTCTTTTAGCTGCAGCTTTGCCTTTTGCACATAATTTAGCCATTTAACATTTCCACCTTCTACGTGCTTGTCGTAATCTTGAGTTAGGATTCTTAGCTGCTTTAGGAAACTTCTTCATTTGTCCTGCAGATCTTGCACAGTAACTCTTTCTTCTTTTAGCAGCTTTACTACCTTTTTTTACTTTACCTGTTACAGCAGTTTTTAATTTACTTCCTGGATTATTTCTTCTATACTTTGCTACACCTTTAGCTGTTAGTCCTGCTCCTGACTTGGTAGGTCTTTTATCACCTTTACCAATAGTCATGCCCTTCATGCCTGACCCTGTAATTTTTTTCTTTTTCTTTTTCTTTTTTTCTTTAGCCATTACTTTTTAACTAAACTTCCACCAAAGTATAATCCAATTATTGCTGACATTAGATGTGTATCAAGAGGTGTAATAACTACACCATTAAATAATCTATCCATATAGACTTCTTGTTTATCTATTAAGAACCAAAATCCACCTTTAAATTCTGTCCATGTAAGAACAACACCAACATCTGTAAAGACAGGTACAAGTTTAGGATATGCAATAATAAAGAATACTGCAGTTAATGCAATTATTCTTCTTGTCCATTGAAATCCTTTATTGTCAAATTCTCTAGCTTTACCAACTTCTGCCATTTGAAACTTATCTCTAGCTAATAGCATTTTTTGTTGGTCTTGTTTATTTTTTGTTGCCTGACTCCACATTGACATCACTCCACCTAAAAGGCTAGAGCCAAGCATTGTAATCATTTCAACTGGTAAACCACCTAACATATCTTACTCTTTTCTCAAACTTTTAAAAAAATTTATAATCTTATCTAGGATCTTATTTCTCATTTTATCTTTCCTCCTTTATAAAGTTTCTGAACAAACTTCTGTCCAGAATTGTCAATTAGTTTACCACCTGATTTCATATCCTTTTTAAACTTTTTATATACATCAGGTTTATTAATAGCTAAATAAGCTTTTTGTTTTTCAGATGCAAAAGGCATTCTTAATTCTTTGTATCATAAAACTGTGAAATCTCTTTATTACCATTATGGATATTTTTAGAACTACCACCATAGAGTTGATATGTCATACCACCACCAGCTCGTTTCATCATTTTACCACCATACATTTTAGAAACTACTTTATCACCATCACCTAATTTTTTAAAATCAGATCCAGTAATTTTACCAAAGGGAGCAGCTACATCTATATTTTTTTGTTTACCTTTTAACATATTATTTTACTCCAATATTTTTAACATCTTTAGTATTTGTAGCAAATGTAGTTCCTTTAGGATAATCTTCATCTACCACAGATTCTATAGTTCCATGTACTTGAGGACCTTTACGAGCAGCACCAAAGCCTTGTCCTGTAGGTTTACCTGTTACCTCTTCTAAATTAGCAGGGTATCTTAGTAAAGTATGTGGTCCTGAAAGATTACTTTCTTTTTCCATTTTTCTTTTTCCTCTTGTTTTTATTAGGTTTTATTATTTGTTGTTTTATATTACTTCTTCCTATAGTCACTAATTAGCTCCTTGAATAACTGTATTAGGTCCACCACTAGGACTTGCTGGACTTTGCATATCATCTTGTCTGGTACGTCTTGCTTGATTACGTAATGCATCTATTGAATTTTTATATTGTGCTTCCATAATTGGAACATTATTCCAACTCTTCATATATATTGTTGCTTCTATCATACATGCATTAAACAATGCATTATAACAAAACTCACTAAAATAATTTGATGTGGTTGCACTTGTGCCTGTAGCACTTGATAAGGCTAAAGGACTTTTTGTATAATGTATTTCACTTACTACAGCAGATGCTGGAGTAGGTACTATATAAATCTCTGTATTATTTTTTCTTGAATAATATCTTGGTGTGCCTGTTGAAGCACTTGCATAGGGCCAGTAGTCTATTGCATATTCATAAGGTCTTTGTAATAATGTTGTAATATTAGAAGATACACTTGTTCTAAATGCTACGTTACGAACTACTAAAGCTCCACTTGGTAGAGTTACATTAGGATTATTTGCTGTTAATGTTACAGATGTATAATAATCTAATCCTGAATCATCTAATTCTTTTATTAAACGATCTTCAGCTCTATTAACAAAAGCAGGAATTTGATCTGCAAACTCTGTAGAATCATTTTCTGCTGTATTTATGATATCTGTTTTAAGATAAGAATAGGTTGCCATTTGTTATCCTAAGAATAAAGTTACACCACCTGCATTAGGAGTTGATACAGAAATTGAAGCATCACATTTAATACCAAGTTCTCCTATAAAAATATCTGCTGTTCCACTTGCAGGAACTTGAAATTTTATTTTACTACCTACAGAATCTTGTATATCAAATGTACCTGCTATAGTTGAGTATGCATGTATAGCTAAAATACGTGACGTACCTTCTGTAGTTACAATAACACCACTTCCTGATAAAAATTTTGATTTACTTGCCATGTTTTTTCTTTCTATTTAAAAACTGGAGAGATGGAATAACTCTCACCTCTCCAGAATTATTAAGTATTAGACTCCAGGATTTCCATACCATCCTCTCCAATCTGAAACACCGAAAGAATATCTTTCACGTGCTTTAAATCGAAGATTTCCAGTATCAAAATCTGGTTCCATTTTAGTTTGTAGAGGTGTTCTAATAAACATCTTCGTGCTATTTGGAACATCTGTTTTTACCCACCAAGCATCTCCATCATTGAATCTTCTATTTACATAGAATCCTTGAGGGACCATACCCATATGTCTTGTAGGATTGATATCGTTATCTGAACTGCTAGGTTTTCCCGGTGTGTTCAATATAACGTCAGCAATATTCCAAGAATCTACAGGAATGTGCAATGACATGGCACTTGCTCCTATTAAAATACCTCGATCATCTTTAGTCTTTTGAATTTGAGTTAAAGTTGTTTCAAGGGTACTTTGAGAAAGATCTGCATTTGTACCATTATTTGCATAGTTACTTTGTAGTCCAGCTACAACAGTTGGGTGTGATGCTGAAATAAATGCAACACCATCTCCTATTGCAGAATTACCAGCAGTAAAAGCATTGTTATACAAATCAGCAGCTTTAGCTTGTTTTGTATTTGCCATTGCTCTTGCTAGTCCTTTTGCACGTAACTTAGCGAAAGTATCATATAGATTATCTTCCATTGCTTCTTCAGTTACTGCAAAAGCTAATGCAATAGTTTCGTTAGTATAACGAGCAGTATAAGACTCTGATGCATCATCATAACTAACTGCAGCACCTTCATTTTTAGTTGGTGCTGTTCCAAAACCTGTGAAGAGTACTTCTTCTTCAAAGGCACGATCTGAGTTCTCTATATCATATAGAGGCTCATGTTCATTGTTTACTTCTCCGTACTCCAATCCGAAAACTGCATTCAGTCCAGGAAGGAGTTCTTTACTAATACTAGCTCTATTAATAGCCATTTAATTATTCCTTTCTAAACTATACAGATGTTGAAACTTGAGCTTTAACAAAATTACTTCTGTGTCCACTAAGCCAAACTTCAACAATAGGATATTGGTCAGTTGAAGCTACATTGCCTCCTACGGAAGCTCCATCAATCATTTTACGTCCAACAATACGTGCATGAGCACCTATTTCTACAGCTTGTCCAACTGCTGCTGCTTCTAAGTGATACCTAGATTGACCAGTAATAGTTGATCCAACAGAGGTATTAGTAACAGAACAAGTATAATTCTTGACTATTCCTATTTCACCATCAGATAAAGTTGCATTCGCTTGAATGTAATATGTTTGTGTAGGATCAGTAATGACATGTAATTTAACATCAGACGCAGATGTTGCACCTGTCCAATGACGAGAGAACTTTGGTTCTCCATCTTCTACATAAGTACATCCTTGAAAAACACCTGAAGGTTTTAATGATGTTCCAGCAGAGGTTTTTATTGTACCTGCTGTTTTAATAACAATCATGTCACCTGTATAAATGTCATGAGGAAGTAATGAAACTATACCTATTGCAGAATTGGAAACAGGTTGAACAATTTGTCCAAATGCTTCTGTATTCGCTTGACCATCTCTTTTTCGAACTGGAAGAAAACCAAACGGATTATAACTTGTAGCCATTTCAATTTCTCCTATTTGAAAATTTTAAAAAAAAAACAAAAGGTTTATCCCTGAAATTGAGGGGTTCTTCCTTTTGTTACTGTTGATTTAGAATTATTGCTAATCGGCATACGTGAGTTAGAAGCTTTCATTAATTGTGAATTTACTGCCTCCATCTGTTCTGCTGATTTAGCTTTATAAAATTCTTTTTTAGCCTCTAGCTTTTTCGTAGGTATTTTACCTAACGCAACATCTCCACGACTGATGACTCCAGCATAGCGACCTTCCTTCCTCACGAATGAAGTTGCACTCATTTCAGGTACTTCGGTAGGTGTAACAAATTCCCATCCTTGATTTAATTTCTTACCAACATTCATGTAATCATCATTACCTCGTAAGTCGATACGTAACCAACCAAGTGTTAAACCATCATTTGCAAATCTCTGTTTTACATTTTCAGGGATTGAAGTTGCATTAGGTTCTTCATATGTATAATCTGTTTCTTCTCTAGTTTCGGTTTCTCTGTTCTGAGTACTACGTGTATTTAATCGTGTCATTTTTACCCTCCACGTTTCATATTAACTGTTGTATACTCGCCTTCGGCTTTCTCTGTTTTAAGCTTTTCAGCTGCATACTGTTCAAGTGGTATACTCCATTTATTAGCTAATCTTATATCTCCTTGAGATAGTTTAACTTTTTTAGAGTTAGGAGAGGAACGTGAACTCCCTGCTACAACTTGAGATGGTGTTGACGGACCATCTGTACGAATTTCTTTTTCAGCAACAGGTTCTTCTGTTTTAAATTTATGAGGAAATGCTGCTGTAATTCTTTTATCAATCTCTATATAAAAATCAGGATCTTCTGGTGTATATCCTTCATTTTTTAATTCAGCATCAATAGCTAATGCAGATGCTGTCATAATATTATCTTTTCCAAACCATTCATTATTTGCAGCCCAATCTTGTGCTCTTGGATCTGGAGCAGGTTGCATTGGTTGTTGTGGTGCAACTTGTGGTTGTTCTAGTTGTGGTTGCTCGTCTGGAAATTGACCTCGTGTTATTGTTAAATTCTTTAAATCTACTTGAGCTTCATTTAAAGCTTCTTGAGCTTTTAAAAGTTTTTCTTTATCTTGACTTTCAAAAGCTTCTAAATAAGAATTTCTTGCTAACTCAACTTTATCATTTAATTGTTTTTCAGTTGCATCTAAATTTAATTTACTAACTTTATTAAACTGTTGTTGTTGTTTAGTTGTTGAATGTTTTAAATTTTCATTTTGTTGAATAAGTTGTTGAATCTGTTCATCTCGTTCTTTTCTTTGACGAATAAGTTGCCTTATTCTTTTTTGAGCACCTTCAGTTTCAATTCCTTTTAATTCTTCAGGAGTTTCTTCTTGTTTAACTTCTGGTTGTTCTGTTTTCTCTTCTGCTTTAGTAGGCGAAGAAGCTTCAACTTTTTCATTCTCTTCACCTTCTACTTCATACTGCACTTTATCTTCTTGTTTATTTTCTGTTTCAGGAACTTCTACTTCATTCCATTCTTCTTTGTCTGCCATGTTATCCTCCGTTGTATACGACACAAACGCATTACGTATTATTGTTATTACTTATATTATACCATACTTTTTCCTATAATGCAAGTTTAAAATGAACCTTTTGTTAAATTAAATGTAGGATCTAAATCTGTAGGATCTTCAACTTTCATAATTACTTGATCATCAAATAATAATAATAGTCTAACTCCTTTATAAAATAATTTTTGTCCTACATGTTTACCATAGGCAATGTAATCATTCTTCTTACACCATGCACCATTTGGAAATTTATCTGGATCTTGATAAGCTAACTCACCAAGTTTTAATACTCTTCCAACTGTAGTTAAATATGATATATCTTCTCTTGTTGAATCAGGTAAGAGAATACCACCTTTTGTTGTTTCTTTTATACTAATAGGTCTTACAAGAATATGATAACCAGGAAGATCTGGTAAAACTCCTGGATCTTTCTGATCATCATCTGTAATCCACAGATCATTCTTTATACCTTTTTCTAAAGCTACTTGTTGCATTAGTCATCATCCTCTTCAGCATAAGTTCGTTTTTTAATTATATCTTTTAAATTTTGTTTC